GAAGGGACATTTAAACTAATTTTATTATTACTTTTAACATCTTCTTTTTTATTAAACATATAAGAACTAGGTCTTAAATGAACAGATTGCCGAGCTTCCATATATTCAAATGGCAATGGACTTATATAACTAAAATCCCAACTTAATATATCGAAACTATTTTTATTACACATTTCCTCTAACTTATTATTAAAATAAACAACTGCTTGCATTCTATCTTGTAAAGATCCATAATAATTCTTGTTATCTAATTGTCCTGTTTTTGGTATCTTTCTATCTATGTTTTCTATTGGAATAAGTTTCACACATGTAACTTTATCTAAATTTAAATTTAATAACTGATTAGACATTTCTAGTATTAAAGTATCAATCTTTTGTTTAAATGGAATAGGTCTCCTTGGATTAAATAAATGAAATCTAACATCTATATTTCCAGCATAAAATATAAGTTCTTTTGTATCTTCTTCTAAATAAGATTTAATTCCTTTATTTAAAAAACCTTTTAACGTTTTACCATCGTTTCTTGAAATTGTGTAACCTTCTTTAAATACAGATACAGAATGAGAATCACCTAAAACTAATTTGTTACTCATCTTTATTAACTTAATAACTTTTGGAACTTTATATGTCCAATTAAAATTTTTAAGTTCTTTTCTTTTATTCATAACTATATTATAGTCAATTACTTCTTCTATTGATCTAAGTTTTCCTTTAAATTTACTTAGCTTTTCTAATCTAGTTATTTGATCAGGTTGAACTCCGCCAAAAAAATTAAAACTTCCTTCTTTATAGTTTACACCTTCTGTCAATATTATAAGATTATATAAGTTCCAATTATCTTTGTGGTTTATTATGTCAATACTTTGATTTAATTTATGTTCTAATATAGATTTAATAGTTTTTGTCCAACCTCCATTGTGTGAAAAATTAGACACTACTACATTAGATACTATTCCTGCTAATGCTATTTTCATAATTATATATTATTATAAAAGTTATTTAACGAACCTAAGTAAGCTACTGCATCTAATAAATTATCTTCTTTATAGTTATAACTATGTCTTGAAAGTTTTAAAGCTACCATGCAAGCGTACATGTCTTCTGTTGTTATTTCTTTACCTGTCATGCCTTGAGCAATTTTAGCAGCTCTAGACATTCCTTTTTCAAAAGGTCCGTACATTCTTTCTTTTTCTTCAGATCTTTCGTTTATTATTTCATTTGCTTTTTTAAGTATGTTCATAATATGCTTTGTTTTTTTGTTCGTATTTGTAATATGCTAATAATTCATTTTCGTTAAGTGATTCTTCTATATATAATTTATCAAAAGTAAAGGACACATTTTTAATGTCCTCTACTTTTTTTTTAGGTTGATAATAGTCAACGTATTTAAAATTTTTCTTTTGTACTTTATATGCTTGTACTAAAGAAATGTATTCTATTTTATACTTCTTTGCTATCTCTGGCATTGTGTAACCGTTCATCAACATATTTTGTATATCCTGTGAAGTTAAACCCAATGCTTCTAAGACTTTTGACTGCTTCATAAAACTTAAAAGGGTAAGTCATTTGAAGTATCACTAACAGCTTTTGTTTCTGCTTGTGGTTCAGGTCTCCAAGTATCAACACTAATACTTACATTTTTATCATACTGATCTGGCTCATCTTTTATATTAATGTTTAGTTTGATAAATTTGTTGCCATTGTATTCTTGTATGTAATCAGCTATTTTACTTGGATTAATAGTTACTTTTAACCATTTAGGATTCATAACTTTACCACTACCACAATATATTGTTTCTTCTTTTTTATCCATTGTTATTTGTTTTTAATTAAAATTTGTAGGTTATTCCTACAGCTACAAAAAAACCTCCTGTAGCTATTGCAAATGTATTAGGATTTAAATTTAACTTTTGCTTGTGCCATAACATATTAGTTGCTCCAGCAGTCATTAAACTTAATCCACCTATTATTGCAAGTTTTTTCATAATATTTCTTCTGTTTCTGTTTTTACTTCTACTATACTATCTGAGTATCCTTTAGGTTCTCCGTTCCATTCTTTAAACTTATCTGTATAATAATCATAATCCATCCAACCTTTAAACAATAAACTATCATCTAATTTATATATCTGAACATTAAATGGCATTTTAGTTTCTATTGCTACTATATAAACATCTGTATCTTTATCATATTGATCTTGATACATTGCTAACTGCATTTTATAATCATTATAATATAAATCACGCTCAAAGCGTTTGCCAGCATCGTTAGTGGTTTTTATATCTACTACACACTTTCTGCCATTAAACGTTGTTAAAAGGTCTGCAAAGCCAAGAAAATTAATATCTTTATAACTCCATTCTAATTTAATTTCTGTATCTATTTTATTTTGCATCATTTCAGTAAGTACTGGATGTAACATAGCATTATTAATTATCTTATTTGCATCATCTAATTCTTGTTGCTTAATTAGTGTTTTACCTTCGTTCTGTTCTTTAAACTCAATCCATTGTTTGCCAGCTCTTCTTGCACCTTCAAATATTGCAAAATCATTATTAAATGTATCTGGTTCTAATAACATTTTATGTATTAAACTACCAAACTGCATTGCATCAGTAGCTTTAAACTCTTTATTCCAGTATGCTAATAAATGATTAGGTGATTTTTTAAACTGAGCTAAAGATGAATAACTTAATCTATTTTTTTTCATAATATAGTTTTTTATTTATTTGTTTTTAATTATAGTTGCGAAAACTAAACCTATTGTAATACATATTAAAACTAATTGCATTACTTCAATTGCGTTTGTTTCTATCATTGTTTTTTAAAGTTATCTGCTTCAGAATCTGAATAAATACCATATTCATAAGCGTTAATTAATTTTAGTATCAATCTATCTTTTAAACGTTTCTCAGCCATTGCAAACATATATGGAGCTTTACAATTTTTTGGTGATGCTTCACCAGTACTCCAAATAACTTTGTTTCCACGTTTTGCATCTCCTACTATTGCTACATCTTGGTTGCTATCTCTGTATATAGTTGGTGCGCCGAACTGTATGTTTTCTTGAGCTGCTATCTTTTCACAAGCATCATGTGTAATAATCCACATTGATCTTGTACCTCTTTTTAATTCCCAAAAGTCATCTTTGGATAAATTATATTTTTGTGCTAATTCTTTAATTTTCATAGTTTCTAATTTTTGTAAATATAGTTTTTAATTTATTCATTCTTTGTTCATTGTATTGTACTGCAATTGTTTTTAATTGTTTTCCAATGTTTTCTAATTGTGCAATAAAACCTTCAAATCTATGTTGGTGAATTTCTAAATCATTATTTGATAATTTAAAACCACTAACAACTCTTTTATTCCAGTTAGCTCTTATTACTAAGTTTCTTAATCTATCTTGTAAATATTTGTTAGTTTCATAAGCCCACCAATGTTTTATATTTTCATTGTAGTAGTGTTCATTATGTGGATGCGGATAGTGTATCATTGTTCGTTGTATTGTTCCATTAATTTTAATAATACTTCAGAATAAGATTTATGTCCATTCTCTTTGCATTTGCCTTGAAACTTTACCAGTGTTTCTATTTTCTCTGCTGGTACGTAAAAGGTTCTTGTTGTGTATGATATTTCTCTACTCATAATTGTTTAGTTTTTATTTTAAGTTGTTTTTATATAGGTCATCAAGTAAATCAAGAGGGTAATCTAATTTGTGTAGTAGCATAGTTGTACTTTCTACTTCATTATAAAATTCTTTAGATACTTGTATTTTTTTATCTGGCGTCATAATTGTTTAGTTTTTAAGTTTATGGTTGTAAATATATATATAATTATAATACAAATTACAAAAAACACTAAAAACTTTATTAACAATTAAATGTTAATTCTAAAATAAATGTGTAATTCTGGCTACTTGGCCATTGTTTTTAGAGAAGATAAAACCCTCTATTGCTTGGTTATTAGAAGAGGTATATCCCATTTTATGATGCCAACTATCTGCTGGTGATGGACTTCTTAAACTTTCTAAACTACAACCAATTAAATCTTTACTAACTTTGTGGTGAACGTGATGTGCAAACATATATCTGTATTTAGTTTCACTCCATTCTTTACATTCATCAGCCATTAATAAAGGTAATAGATCCCATTTAGCACCATCTCCGTGCGTGCTGCCAATTAAGTTATTATAATAAGTATAATACTTTCTATGTTGTAAACTAATATCAAAAGTTATGTTTTTACTATTTCTAAAGTAAGTTGCTATTGTATCTGCCAAGCAAAATCCTGTCAAGTAATCGTGGTTACTACTATTATAAACAACGTGTAAATCTGGATAAAAACTAACTAAGGTTTCAATAATATTTATATATAAACGTTTTGCAATATGAAAATGCTCAAAAAACATTCCATCAACATCTTGAACCGTTCCTCTTGTAGTTTTACCACCACTTGGCGTATCAATGTGCATTACATCGTTGCCAATACATAAAACTAATTTATCTATATTAAAACCATTACTTTTTTGTAATATACCATCAATAGCTTCTAAAGTTCTTTGAACGGCTATCTGCTTATTGTATTCTTCACCACTTACAAAAGATTTGCATAATTTACCAATATGTATATCAGCTGGTGATATTAATAAGCAGTGGCCATCGTTTACTTTAGGTTTAACGAGCTTTTGAAAGTTTGGTGAGTATTCCTTTAGATCGCTTAATAATTGTTTTTTAAACTCTTTTAAATCGTTTTGCTTAAAATTAGGATTCTTAAAATATAAGCTGGCTTTTTTGTTCTTTATCCAACCACTATGAATATCATTTGGATTTAAACCTTCAGCTTGTGCTTCTTGCTTTAATCTTCTATAATCAATTATAATTTGCTCTTCTTCAGTGTTTAATCTATAACGTGGATTGCCGTTATCTTTCCACCTTTTCTTGTGTGATTTCATCTAACAATTTTGTTAAATATAATAAAAATAAATTATTTACTATTTTTTGGAGCTTGTTCCGTAATAGAAAGCAAAGATATTACCAATCACTACCCCCTCAACCATACCCATTAAATGAATAAATAATTCATTATCTAAAACTGCTGGTATATATACAACAGAATAAACTATAAATACAAAACAAGTTAAACCAATAACACCCGTTACATTCATCATCCAATCATTACCACCTGCTTTGGTAATTTCAACCTCTCTTTTTCTTGCTGAATCTCTATCTTCTACTTCTAACTTATAAAATTCTACTAACTGTTGATGTAGTTGTTCTTTATCTTCAGATGTTAAGTCAGGGTCTTTACTAATAAGATTCTTTACTATGCCGAGTGTTCCCTGTTCTGGTAGTACATCACCAACAACAGCAAGTATTTGAGGTGCTTTTTCAGATAAAAATTTTCCTATTTTAGTATCTTTTATTTTTTTCATCCACTACAACTTTCGCAAGTTTCATCTTCAATATTACACGTTCTTTCTGGTACTGGTACTTTTTCCAATTTTTTAATTAATTCTTCTAAGTTAGTTTGATTGTTTTTTTCCATCTGCTTTTTTTGATTTTGATTTAACTTTTTGTGCTGCTGCGCTTCTTGGTTTAAATCCTTCTGGCTGAAACTCTAAGTATTCAACTTCTGCATCAAAGCAAGGACATTGCTTCATAAATTCCCATTCATCAATTTTACCATCTTTATTTTTATCTGGTGATAAATCTCGATGTCCGTGAATAGTAGCTTTTGGATATTTTGTTTTTAGTTGTTTAATTAACTTTATTAATAATTCTTTTTGTCTTGGTGTTCTTGTATCTTCTGGTTTGCCAGTTTCAGCATTTAAGCCACCAACATAGCATATTGCTATTGCATTAGAATTATGTCCACGAGCCGAAGCTGGTGTTCTGTAAACTGGCCTACCAAATTCAATACCTGAATTAATTACATAGTGATAACCAATATCACTCCAGTTTCTTGGTGCAGATGTATGCCACCTTTTTATAGTGCTTGCTGATATACTATTGCTTTTTGTTGCGCTACAATGTATGTGTATTTCTTTAATTTCTCTCATCTTTTTTAATTTTAGATTTCACTCTGCGTTTAGCATTAAGTATTAGCTTCTCCTCCATTCTTGCAACTTTAACTAATAGTTGTGTATTCTCAGCAATTAATACTTCTATCTTTGCTTCAAGTTCTGTAATTTTAGTTGTAAGTGCTTCTATGTTTTGTGAATATACGCTAAATTTTCTTTCAGATTTAGTTACTCCAATATCCATTTTCTTTTTCCATATACTCCAAACTTCTTTTAATCCTATTGCAGAAATTAAAGCAGTTACCGCCATTAATAAATTGTGGTCATCCATTCTTACACTTTTTAAATAATTCATTCTGGCATTGGTTCACTCCAATCGCTACCCGCTAAAATCACTAATATTTCACTATGATTATAAGTTCCTAAAGGTGTTAAAGTTCCATCAGTTATAAAACTTGGTTCAACTTGGTAACTTAAAACCATTTGTGTATTAGCTAAATTTCTTCTAACAGATTGAGCAGAACTCTGATTTACTTGCGAAAAAAGTACAAGGTTGCTATCTGATAAATTACAAATTATATATGTTCTATTATTCATTTTTATTTATTTAATATTATTAACTTGGTGTGTCTGTTGTTCTATCTTCTACGTCCATATTAACACTAAGCGAATTGCTACTGCTGTAAGGTGCATCTCCTATCACTTCATCTCCTCCCATCCCAGAACTTGTTCCTCCTCCATAGGTGTTTACACCATCTACTATATCATCCTCAGTCATATTTACAGATGTACCATTGTTGCCACTTGCAGTTACTTCATCAAGTACAGTCCAGTTAGTGTTAAAAGAACTATTACTTCCTAACTGCCACCAGCTTACTAAGTTTGAATAGGCACTATGGTTGTTTAGATTTGAAGGAACACCCTCATTATAAATTTCTGTTACTTGTGAAGCTGTTAAAGCTGCGTTCCAGATAGATACATTTGAAAGAGAGCCATTAAAA